CTTCTGCTGGATGGCGTCGTTATAAGCATCCTCGAAATTCATGTCGTTGATGACGACCTTGTTCACAAACACAACGTCCTCACCATATTTCTGCACAATGGACTCTGCCAGCTTCTGCTGTGCCAGAGGCTCGATCTTGGTGCGGTTGGTTACCTCATTGGGGGCAAGTTCAGCCATCGCAGACTTAATGGCCGATGCCACCAGCTCGTCACCGACCAGATTCTTGATGTCGGACACATTCGCATACAGCCATGCACTCTTCTCAGGAAGCACCTGATAGGTCACGATGACATCAGCGGCATACACAGGTGTTTTATCGGCGGCTTCGCCCCATACCTGCGCCTCGATGTGCTTATCCTGCTGCTTGTTGTTGACCTTGTGGATGCTCTGCACAAAGGGAATGCAGAAGTTGAGCTTGCCACTCTGGATAGTGGTCTCCTGGATCTGACCGAAGCTGGTCTTCACGCCCGTGTAACCGGTGGGGATGATGTGGAACGAGCAGACAGCCAGCACCAGAACGATGATCACTGCGAACAAAGGAAAAATCTTCTTCATAATCGTATACCTCTTTATAATAATGTAAGCAGAGCCGAAGCCCTGCAGTGTGTGTCGGTCACTTAGCCCTGCGGCTCCTCGGTGTGACTGGTGTCTTCGGTGTCCACAGCTTCTGCCTGCGGCTCGTAGACCGCATCGTACCATTTGTTATAGACATCATCGGTGGTGTTAGTACCGGTCTTTGCCTTGACATAACCGTTTGCCAGAGGGGTTGCCTGCAGGTTCAGAGTGTCCGTCTTGACTTCCTTACTGTCCTCATTGGTCTCACCCTCGATGGACGGACGGCTTGCCACACAGTTGTACAGCACATGACGGATGTGGCGCTGGTCGCCATCGAACTCAAACAGGAAGGCGAAATGCTCCAGTTCCACATTGGCGTTCTCAGCAAGCACGCCGTTGCCATCCAGCTCCTCGTGCATGATGTCCGTGAGGAAGCTCTCCGGGATCAGTGCGATTTCCAGATCACCCTCGTAGCCGGAGTTGTTATTCACGACATAGTAGGCGATATTGTCCGCATAAAACGGCTCGATCTCGCCATTGGCATCCATCGAAAGACTGACTGCACCGGGGATGCGGACCGGCTTCGCATAGGTGACACTGCCATCTTCGTCAAAGGTCGCCTTTGCATAATGGCAGTTTTTCAGGCCAAATTTGACCTTATTGCTTTTCTTCGACATAGTGTTCCTCCCATAAAAATATCCTGCATGAGCATCACACAGTCAGCTCATACAGGACTTCATACATTTTTTCGGTTTCGATCCAGACCTCGCTTTTCTCATAGTAGAGTTCGTGTGCGGTCAGGACTTCTTCAATAGTTGCTTCCATATCCGGGTCTTTGTAATCGGTGTACACCTCGATGTCCAGCCGGTTGAAATGGTGGTACACAAGGTTATCTGCGCCGAAATTCTCGGCTTTCGGATACAGGAAGCAGATAAACGGTGGATCAGGACTCTCCCCTTCTGCGAAATGGTCATACGCATAAGGAAGCCCCATTTCCTCCACCAGAGCTTTTACTTCTTCGTGGGTCATTGGTTTCTCCTCACTTCAGTGCCTTTTCGATAAGGGACTGGAGCTGCTCGATACCGGCCTGTTCTGCCGGAGCAATATGGGGTCTTCCTGCCACACGACCGCCGCCGCGCTTGGCATGACCCTTTTCCAGCAGATGTGCCAGCTGGTAGCGGTTCTTGGAATGCACCACCATCTGAAGGCTCTGGCTGGATTCCGACTGTTTGGTCGCTACCCAGCTTTCCTTGTACCGCCCGGTTCTGGACGGTGCGCCGGACTGAATCTGCTCCTTGACGGTCTTGGCAGATTTACGGACAGCTTTCTTGACCTCGGTGGAGGCAAGGGTCGCATACTCTTTCAAGCCCTCATTGATGGCATCTGCCATTTCATCGATGTTGACAGTTCTGCTCATCCGGCTGCCTCCTTTCCAAACGGCAATGAATCTTCAGCGTTTTCTTCTGGAAATTCATCGGGTCAACGGATTCGATATTGTAGAGCTGCTCCCGGAAACGGATGCGGTAGCCAGTGGAAGTCAGGCCTCTCGTCTCACTGCACCAGCGGACCGTGAACACCACACTCTTCTGCTCGGCTATGACCTCACCCTCTTCTTCCTGCGCCTGATAGGTCGAAGCGTAGGCAAAGCAGGTGAAATATTTCTCCCATGTGTTCCGATGGTTTCCGACCTTATCGGTCACAACCGTGCTTTTCTCGATCGTGATCCGCTCATTCAGCTTCTCGATCATCAGAACACCCCCTCCCTCACAGCAAACAGAATGGAACGAAGCGTCAGCATCAGCTGGTGATGGTCGGCTTCGTCCCGGTGCTCATAGAGATACCCCAGTGCATACAGAATCGCCACACGGCAGGTGCTGCGCAGGGCTTCCAGTTCCCTTGTAGGCTGTACTCCGTTCTCGGCATCCCGATCAGCGGCATTGACTGCCTCCCACTGGTCTTCCGATAAACGGCCCACATCCTTGCACATCTGCTCCGCAGAAGATAAAAGGATGCCGATTAAGGCATCTTCATCGCTGCTGTCTACCCGGAGATAGGTCTTCGCTTCGTATAGCGGGATCAGTGCCATAACCGGCTCCTCCTTTCCTGGCTTTCTTAGCCCTGCGGTGCCATCTGCAGAAGCTGTACGGCTTCCGGCAGGATCAGCTTGCCATCCACACGCTGGGTGGTCAGGAAGCCGACCTGATCAGTACGGGCATCTCCTCGTTCTCGTACTCGGAGGTCGGACGCTGCACCCTCTCATGCAGGTACTTGCGGAGCTTATACTCACCCAGAGCATGGGCAGCTGTTCCTTCCTCGGCATACACCGAGGATTCATTTGGAAAGTTCTGCTCCAGCCTTGCCGAAGGCGTACAGTTCAGCCAACGTTTCGAGCTGGAAGCAGACAGGATTGCGTGTACTTCTGGCATAGCGACCTCCCTTAAATCTGGGAAACATCGGCCAGAAACGCTTCGTACTTCTCCGCAGGCAGATCAGACAGCTGGGCTACACCATAAGTCTTCAGAAGCCGACCGATCTTCTCGTTGTTGTCGCGCTTCTTTTTGATCTTCGCCACAATGACCGCCGTGATATCATCCTTGGTGATTGTCACCGCAGATGGTGTCTTAGCGGCAGCAGATGATTCCTGCTCGGTCTTATCAGTCGGCTCGTCCTTCTGAACATTCTTCTTCTCCTGACCAGTATCCTCGCTCCACGGCAAGGCGTCTGCATCATCCGCCGGGAAGTTTTCTTCTGTGGTATCCTCTGCTTCCCCGACACTGTTCTCGGCCTCCAGCTGTGTGTCTGCACCGGCATCACTGTCGCTGTCATTGACAGGATCTTCCGGCTTGTCCACAGCTTCCTCTACCTTTCGGGTCTTCTTGATCGGCTTCCTACGGGGATGCGGTGCTGCTGAACCTTTCTTCTCAGACACAGCAGGAGCTTTCTGATCCACGACCGGAAAGATACGCTTTCCCTCCGGGACAGCATCTGCGCCCAGAAGTTCAAGCTGGTCAGACACGCCCTCAAACATCTGGGCGAGTCCTTCAAAAACCTCGGTCAGCCCATCCACGACCTTCTTCGGAGCATTCAAAGCATTCAGTTCGTCCATCATGCGTTTGCCTCCTCTCCGGTTTCTTCCTCATCACCCCACAGGTCATCCAGATAATCGGCCTGTGCCTTCAGAACTGCCAGAATGACCTTCTCGCACAGACCAGTTTCCTTGTGGATACGCTCCAGCATCTCATCGAAGTCGATATCCTCTACCGGGTCGTCTGCCTCAGCATCCGGCTCCTGACCGAAACCGTAGTTGTAAGAGGTCATGCGTTCATCCATGTGGACATGCAGGTTCTCGATGTTGAGTGAAAGGACCGGAACACTGGACGGGCGTGCCGGCATCGGCTTGTCCTGCTTCTGCACTTCCGTTTTTTCCTCTGCCCTGACAGGAAGCGGAACCTTTACCACCTTGGCATCCTTCAGCATCTCGCCAATCATTTCCTCCAGAGTCATGCTCTTCTCATTCTTATTCTCCATTGTCTTTCTCACTTTCTGCAGCTTCCTGCTGCTCTTCGGTTTTACCCTCCATTGGTATGTGATACTGCTCGGAAAGCCTCTTCAGAAGCAGCTCGACCATGCGTCCCGGCTCCGGGAGATTACGAACAGGTTTCTTCAGCTCATATGCTCTCTTGATCTCCGCTGCCATCCCCTCGGATATGGATTCGCCGAACACCCACACTTCATCCGCGGCTTCCAGCCACTCCATTCCAAATCGGATTCCTGTTGCTCGCTCCTGTGCATCCTCATTCTTTAAGAACTGGGTAAAATACAGATGCGGAGCCAGCGGCAGGACTCCCATCGTGGCAAGAATCCTGCAGGCTGTCTTTGCCCTCTGGATGTTTGCCTCCAGCTGTGCCTTCCTGCACGGCGGGTCGTTTGCTGTCGGTCGGTATGGCGAACAAACAAAAATCTTCTTCACTTTGCGGCCGCCTTTCCTGCTGCTTCCGGGTAAATGTCAACATGACCCACAGTGTCCCCCGGTGTGATGACCAGAACTTTCATTCCGTCACCCAAAAGCCAATGGACCAGTCTTGCAGGCAGCTTCATTACCCGTCCGTCCAGCACTTTTTCTTTGTTTTTGACACGAACTTCAATGCGGTGCTTCATGCTCCTCGCCTCCTTAAATAGATATTGAAGTGCGGAAAGCCGATCCCGGCTTTTTGGTCACACCGTTCTGTTTTCCCGGTGGCCTTCTGCCCTTCTAAGTCACAGGCGATGGAGGAAGCCTTAAATCGAACCCCCTCTCCAAAGTTTTTTCAAAATTTTATCTGATGCGATTTTTTCTTCGATCTTCTTACGGCGTTTCCGTACAGCCGCTTCCGATACCTCATCCTCTGCAGCCGCTTCAACATTGGATTTTTCCTGCTCTACGACCTGCCGATATGTATGGAGCTGGGATTCTGGAAGTTCATCCCTAAGCTCATGCAGTCGGACAATATAATCCGGTTCTTCATCCTCTGCGCCCATCGTGATAGCACATTCATATAAAAGGCTGGACTTATCTTCACTGCCTTCATCATCTGCAAAAGAAGCATCCAAGGACAGGTTGTAGGAATCCGGGCACTTTTCGCCGGGATGGGCTTCCTCCCACTCCCGGATCTGCTTCTTCTTGTTTTCATCCGCAGGCGGTTTCAAATGTTTATTGTTGTTGTAGACTTCCCTATCACGGTCCATATGCCACTGACGGATAAACTCTGCCGTCACGACTTCTCCCGTAACCTCATTCACGCCCTCATGGATGACAAGAGGCCTGTCACCGATGTAATAGACGATGACATCCCGAAGATCCTGTGGAATTTTACGGTACATGTTTTTAAATGCGCTGTAATCACGCTTTCCTGCCTTGCTCTGAGCTGCTCCGTTTTTCTTTGTTTCCTTCATTTTTGTGTCCTTTCCGCTCGTGCGGACAGGCAAAGGAAACTCTGACAAGGAGGGCCTTCTGGAAGAAAGTCGTGTCTGGTCTCATAAGAACCCGGAGATCGGCTGCAAAAAGAAAAATGCGCAACAAGTCAGAGGGCACTCGTTACAGTCACAGCGAATTCTGCGGTTAGGTAAACCGTAAAATTCATCGACTGTATGAGAATCCTTTGCCTATTGCGCACTGGGCTCTGTATTCTATTTTTTATATGTTCACAGCCATATCAGCTGTACGCACTTCAAATAAGTGCTAACTCCCCATGTTCTTCTGTGAACACAGGTGGTATAATGGTTCTATCTTCAGAAGTTTTCTTATCAGCTCCCTAAAAAACTGTAACATTACATTTCAGTTGGTTTCCAGTTGGACTCCGGTTGGAATTTAAATTTTAACGAAAGGAGTACCTGCGCCATGCCATTTTCGTATACCTGTACGGACTTTCTCCGTACATTGCTTGAAAACTGTATCGGAACGGTCATGATCGAATGGGAACAATGGAACTTTCCGTCTCCCAGTTTTGACCGTGGATACTTTAACAGCCGACTGAAGCAAGCCATGCCGATCAACGAACTTACACATAAACGGCTCATCCGACTTTTCGAGTGCGTATTTAATCCTGAAAACAGAGAGGGACGTTTTCAGGAACCCCAGGCCGTAGAAGCAGCTAATGCACTGATCGATCTGATTCAAAACTATTTTCATGTTGATTTATCCATCTGGATAAACAGATATACTGTAAATAATCTGGCTCATCGTTCTCACCTCCTCTACTGCCTTGAGCTGATTTTTGCTTTGTCAGAAGGAAAGGAAACTCTCCCAGTTTCTGAAATATCTAAAGCATTGACCGCCTATCTGGAACAAGTCGATTTAAATCCAGAAGTTCCAAGGCCCTCATATCCTGAGCTTTTATCTGCAGTTCCTTATCCTCAGACCGAGCATTATATTGGCCGTGAAGAACTAACTGCTGCGGTTTCCAATAGACTGATAGACGGAGAGTCCTGCTATCTGCACGGCATCGGCGGTATTGGTAAAACAGAGATTGCCAAATCTGTCTTGAAGGAAATTCTTGACACTCCTACTTCCGATTCCGGCATCACTCATGTTCTCTGGGTCGACTGCATTGAAGACAATTTCACCCTTTCTCTGGTTCAGGCCTTGCATCTGGATCAGAAGTTTCATAACATCGAGCAGGCATTTCAGGCGGCCATTAAAATAATCAACAACTATAAAAATCGCCTCCTGATCGTAATCGATAATGTTGACAGCCTGGAACATACAAGGGAATCCTCAATCAGCGAATATCTGCACTGCCGCGTATTGATCACCAGCCGATGTGCAGGATTTGGGTCGCTTACGGAAGTTCCTGTTCCTCCTCTTTCCCTGAATGACTGTATAAAACTTTTTTATGCGTATTATCACGGTGACAGGGATGACATCACACTGCGTAAGATTGTAGAACTCTGCGACTGCCTTCCTTTGGCCGTTGAGCTGCTTGCAAAGATCGCAGATGCTGAAGAACTTCTACTTTACGAATTTTACGAAACCCTTCTGCGTTGTGGCTTTGATATGAGTTCAGAAGAAATCACAGCAGCTCATGAAAAGCTACATTCGGAGGGGACTGCAGTTCAACAGCTGTCCAAGGTTTTCCGGGTATACGGCCGTTGTCCTGAAGAACAGACCTTGCTTGTACAGATATCCACGATCCCGAATATCCGCTTTCTTTTTTCTCAGGCAAAGAGGTGGTTCCTGCTGAGGAACAGGACACCCCTGAATCACCTTGAGCATCTAGGCTGGATCAAGAAAGAAGCTCTCTATGACAACGGCCGGAATCGCTATCGCTATTACATGCACTCGGTCATCGCGGCTGCTATTCGTGCTCAGTTTATCGATGATCTTTATGACCTGTGTCAGGGTTTCATCCATGAGATCACAATTGAAATGACCTCCTGCCTGTCGCAAAATGATGCCACTAAAAAAGAGCTCATCCAGTTCAGCTGGTCCTTGAATGATATCTTCCACGGTCAATTCCAGTCAGAGGAAGACAGCGACTTTTTGTGGGCGCTTGCCGAAATATACCGCGATATCGGCTACTATGAACGTGCATTGCCTTTGCTAGATTCCCTGGACACCCTCTATTGCCAGCTTTATGGTGAGGGAAACATCAAGCTGGCTTCCGTCTGGAACAGCCGCGGCATGATTCAGTATGAGTTATCCCATTTTCCGGCTGCATTGGATGCATACCAGACAAGCCGGGATATTTATGAGAAAAACCATCCGGCTGGTTCTTATTCCCCTTCTGAGAGAATCGACCTTGTAAAACTCGATTTGAACATTGGAAAGACCTATCTGAAAATTGACTACACGAAAGCCGGGACGTATTTTGATCGGGCCTACCAGACTCTTTCCGGGGAAGCAGAAGCAGAACAGCATCTGAAATTGAACGCTCTTGCACATAAGGCAATGCTCTTAGCACATTCCGGCCAGCTTGAAGAAGCCGAGAAGATTTTTGTAGACATTTACAATCAGACCGATGCGAAGAGCAAGGATCGTGAGATGCTTCTGCTTCGTGCAGGCGTGGCACACCATATTGGAAATATTTACTCTGATATCGATCCGTCACAGGCAATGCCTTATTTAGAAGAAGCACGAGATATTTTTTGGAAGCTGCTGTCGCCTACTCATCCGGATACTTTGGATGTGCTCAACTCCGTTTGCTCCCTTCGTCTCACACTGGAGGACGATTACGATGATATTCTGGCTGGACTCCAGAAGCTTCTCGAATTGTTCATCAAAGCCTACGGTCCAAATGACCCAAATACCGGCACGATTTATAACAACATCGGACTGTGCTATTACTACATGCAGCGCCCCGATGAAGCCATCGAAAACTACAAGAAGGCCCTTCAGATCGATTCCTTGACCTACGGTGAGAATCACGAGTCAACCGCGTACATCTTAAACAACATCGGCGGTGTCTACTCAGAATCCGATCATCCTGAACTGGCAATCCCTGAGCACGAACGTGCTCTGCGAATCTATGAGGCAGCTTATCCAAATCACATGAACCTTGACCTTGCTCAAACACATTCCGATTTAGCCGATGCGTACCTTAGGGAAGGAGATGCCGACAAAGTCATGGAACATTTGAATGAAGCATTTTCCATCTACGATAAGATGCTTCCCGAAAACGCAAGACAACTGTTGCAGCCATATTCCACTCTGGCGAACCTTCTTCTCGCTCTGAATGAGTATGATGAATCCATTACCAACTACTCCCACGTCCTGTGGCTGATGAAGGAAAACGGATACACCGAAGATTCGTTTGCGTTCCATGAATTTACCGACAGGATCAATGAAGTCCGTCAACTGAAAGCACAAGCAGCCGCTACTGAGTAAAAAAAAGCCGAGGCAGACTCCAGATACCCATAATTAGGGTTATCTGAATGTCTACCTCGGCTTACTACGTTATTCGAGCAGCACCTGCAAGTAGTGTCAAAAGTTTTTGCTAACTCACACGTCCTGCGGTGAGTCAAGCCCGTTCCAAAATCAAGTACGCTTATCTTCTTCCGGGTCTTCAAATGCCAGACGAGGACCGGAATAAAACTGTGATGCAAAGTCATCCATATAAGCATAGGACTGTAACTGTCCATTCTTTACATACGCGATCGCATCACGGCCATTCACTGTTGCCCGGTTTCCCAAGAGAGTCTTTTTCCCCTGGGTCGTGTAAATCCCATAATCCATAACCATCCTCCCATCTACAACTTTCTTTTGTGTGTTCATATTATTTCCGTCTTGACAAGTTGCGTTTCTTACGTTATTATAATCATGCAAGTTGCGTTTACAAGCACATTATACAGTCCAACTTGCGTCATGTCAAGCGCAACATAGTGAAGTGACATGCACAACCAACGGAGGTTATATTATGAAATTCGGAGAAAAAGTCAGGGCAGCCCGCCTCGCTGCCAAGTATTCACAGCGTCAACTCGCCGACATGACTGGTATTGCGCTGCGCACGATTCAAAATTACGAAAGCGGAGAACGTCTTCCCAAGCAGAAGGAAAACTACCAGCTCCTCGCTACAGCACTTAATGTAGATGTCGACGCACTCAAAGATGATGATGCAGACTTTGTAATCAAGGCGACCGAGAAATACGGTGCGCGCGGCAATGCCCAGGCAGAACGTCTGGTTAAAGAGGTGTCTGGTCTTTATGCTGGTGGTGAACTTGCGGAAGAGGATATGGATGCGATGATGAAAGCCATTCAAGAGGCTTACTGGATAGCAAAAGAAAAGAACCGGAAATATGTACCGAAAAAATACAGAGGCATCTCCGGTGACAGCTCCAATTCTTAAGCGTTCTTATAGAAAAGGGAGTGATTTTAACAATGATCAGTAAACAAGCCTCTATCCTACCACGCCGCCTGATTCGGCGCTATCACACCAATGATCCATTTGAAATCGCTGCTGCTCTCGACATTACTGTTATGGAACGCAGCGATTTCCAAAGGCAGAAAGGCGCATTTAAAGTCGTCCTGCACAACAGTTTCATTTTTATCAATGCAACGATGTCTAATGAAATGAAGCGCATCGTATGCGCTCATGAGTTAGGCCATGCCCTGCTCCACCGCTCTCTCGGTAAAACGCAGGAATGCCTTATGGAATTTGAACTCTTTAATATCACAAACTCCACAGAATACGAGGCAAATCTGTTCGCCGCCAATTTGCTTCTGGATGACCAATCCATAGATTCTCTTATTCAGGATGGTTTTGATGTCGTTCAGATTGCCCGTAGTCTTGGAACCAATGTCAACCTGCTGCTCCTTAAACTTCAGCAGATGAACAACGATAATCACCTGCACCTTCCTGATATGCCCAGTCGGAACTTTCTGGGTACGATTTCTGATGATGCAGGACATTTATAATAATTAATGAAGCCATTGCTTCTCCCATTGAAAAGCAGTAAATATAAAAAACTGGCGATGCCAGCAGAAAGGACTCACAAATGAAATACGTGCTTTATCGCTTTCCCAATGCTGTCCGTCACCCCGAAAATTCCAATCCCGAACTCTACGGTATTTTCAAATTTCCTGTCAAAGGTCAAGTCGTTGGTGTTGAGTTTGGCTCCAGTATTGGCGAAGTGACAGACGAACTCATCCACGATGTGAATGATGAACTTTCCGAAGCGTACCCCAAATGTCAGGTAATGACCTATGCGCCTTCCGACGAGATGTACGGTCTGGAAGTTCTTACCAATGAATCTTTTGATTATGAAATGCAGGGGATCGTTGTGGACAAGAGCAAACCGGTCAACACGATCATCTATTTTGGTGTGAAAGAGATGGATGAATAATTTTTATCACCTGAGAGAACCTCACATTGTGAAACTGAGGCACACAATGTCGGGGATAATATGTTTCTTCGGAACATCCACAACAACCGGAACCTGTTGTTCAAGTCAATCATTTCGCTTATGAGAGGTGACCACTTATGCCATTTACAGAATCTGATATCAAAAACTACAGGTGCCATGCCGATGCTGTGATTGCCGAAATCTATCCATTATTAAAGAATGCGGTATCGCCTCATGCCGCCACTTACATAAAGAAAGACATGTTGCGTCTTAAGGAAAACGGTTTGGACGAGCGGATGACCCTGGAAGAAAATAAAACGTTCTTCCATGAAATAGCCCACATGCACTGTGATGCCGCAATTACCGCCCAGATCCGATACAGCAACAAGTCATACCGCGCCACGCTGACCAAGGAATCTATCTTGGAAAAATGCCGGATTTGTGATCTGGATGCTCAGAGCGTCAAACAGATTCTGAAAGCGGCCGGTTTCGATGCTGGAGGTGACCAACATGAATAAAGAAAAAGTCTATGTAAAAGTCAATTCCACCTTCGACCCAACCGGTTTTATGCAGCCGACATCGATCACCTGGTCGGATGGACGTACCTTCCCAATCGAAACAGTGCGCGACTTCCGCCCCGCCGGGACTGCTGACAACGGTTATTCCGGTGACTGCTTTACCGTGCTCATCCAGGGGCAGGAAAAGCACCTGTTCTTTGAGCATCTCGATCCACGCTTCAACGGTCGGTTAGGCCGGTGGTTTGTGGAAAGGACTGGAAAATAACACGAGCACATAGAGAGGAGGGAATTGTACAATGCAACGCACATATCTTGCGATAGATCTCAAAAGCTATTACGCGAGTGCGGAATGCGCCTCTCGACACCTCGACCCGCTTACCACAAATCTGGTCGTGGCAGATTCCTCCCGCACCGAGAAAACTATCTGTCTCGCTGTGTCTCCTTCCCTAAAAGCCTATGGTATTCCGGGTCGCGCCAGACTGTTCGAGGTCGTGCAGAAGGTCAAAGAGGTCAATGCGAATCGGTTAAGGGAAGCGGTACGATTAAGAAAAGCTATGTATAAGGACGGTAAGCCATCCTTCTCCTCTGCTTCCTATGATTCCTTATCGCTTGCCGCCGACCCATCACTCGAACTCTCTTACCTCGTCGCGCCACCTCGGATGGCATATTATGAAAAGGTGTCGCGGCAGATTTATGGCATCTATCTGAAATACATCGCGCCAGAGGACATCGTGGTATATTCCATTGACGAAGTGTTCATCGATGCCACCTCGTACCTATCCCACTATAATATGACCGCACACGACCTTGCCATGACAATGATCCGGGAAGTGCTTTATACGACCGGCATCACTGCCACCGCCGGGATTGGTACGAATCTGTATCTGGCGAAGCTGGCAATGGATATCACTGCTAAGCACGCTGCACCAGACAAGGATGGAGTCCGCATCGCTGAGCTAGATGAAGAGAACTTCCGTTATCTCCTCTGGGACCACAAGCCGCTCACAGACTTTTGGATGACTGGTCCCGGCACCGTCAAGCGGCTAGAAAAGCACGGCATCCATACGATGGGCGAGCTGGCCTATTTCAGCACCGTCAATCAGGATATCTTATATAAGGAATTCGGTGTTGATGCAGAACTGCTAATCGACCATGCTTGGGGGCTGGAACCCTGCGGCATGAAAGAAATCAAGGCATACAAACCCAGCAGCAACAGCATCTCCGAGGGACAGGTGCTCTCCTGCCCTTACCCATATGACAAAGCCAGAATCATTGTCATGGAGATGGCAGACAGCCTGGTACTCCAGCTGACAGATAAAGGACTGGTAACGGATAGTTTGACACTGGATGTGGGCTATGACCGGGAAAACTGTGACAGCGGAAAGTACAGAGGTCCGGTACACATCGACCACTACGGCCGCACCGTTCCGAAGGGCGCTCATGGCAGCACAAAACTGGATAACCCGACCAATCTCGGCAGTATCCTGATCTCTGCCACAACTGAGCTATTCGAGAAAATAGCTGATAAAACACTGACGGTAAGACGGATCACAATAGCCGCTAACCGTGTGGTCAAAGACGAGGGATTCTTCCAAGTTGACCTATTCACGGACACAACCAAGTTGGAAAAAGAGAAAAAGCTGCAAAATGCGATGCTGGGTCTCAAGAAGAAGTTCGGCAAGAACGCCGTACTAAAAGGAACCAACTATCTGAATGGTGCAACGATGAGGGAGAGAAATCAACAGATAGGCGGCCATAAGGCCAAGTAAGGAGGGAGAACATGGACTATAAGAACACACCGGAAGTCAGGACCGTCCAAAGTAAGTATGGCAAAATACTCCATGCTTCCCGCCCGGAACCGCCACATAATCATCCCCGTATGCCGATGTCCAATCGTGCTAAAATCTTCTCTCCGTTTGCCGCCTTGCGAGGCTATGAGGATGAGATTGCTTCTGAAGGCAGAGATCATCTCAAAGGAAATAGAATCGAGCTGTCTGAAGAAGGCAAGCAAGCTCTGAACCAAAAGATCAGCCAGCTTCGGAAAGGACAAGAGATCACAATAAAATATTTCATGGACGGCTACTATGAAGATATAGTCGGAATACTGGATGCTGTGGATACGATAAACAAAGAACTGCGAATTTACACAGGCTTTATAAATGATACCGGCAAAGAGCTGCCGACCATTATTGCATTTGAAGATATATTAGAGATTGGGGTGAATATGACTTGAATTACTACTTTTGCGATGCCTGCCGCTACTGCTTCTCTGCAGAGAAGCTACCTGACCGTTGTCCTGACTGTGGAGCGGTAGCACACGATAATAAAAAGGCAGTACGGCCGGCGAGTAAAACGGAAATCGAGGAATTGCTCAAAATGCAGAAAGAAGATAAGGAGGACACACAAAATGAAAGCACATAAATATTGCTCACTCGGCGCACTTGCCTGCATGGCAGGATGCTTCTACACAGGCTGCAAGAAACTGATGCAGGCTCACAAGTATTTTGCCTACGGAGCATTAGGCTGCATGGGTATGGCAATCTACTCCGGTCACAAAATGATCGCACCGAAGAAGAAAAAAGCTGAAAAGCCTGAAAAGTAAGAACACACGCCCTCGCCGTAACAAGCGAGGGCTTTTTTGAACTTCAGGAGTTCATTTTATTTCCGTCATAAACTATACGCTTCCATCATGAGCCGAATTCCGACTTTCAGACCTTCCTCAAAAGCGATCTTTTCCCATGCACAGCACACCGTTCCCTGCCGGTCCATGATCTTCTCCCAGAGCGGAATCTTATCTCCGACATAGTCCTCTACGAGCCTATCCATACCATCTAACCCTCGCAGCCACTCTTCCAGTTCCTTTTCCTTGGCCTTTGCTGCTTTCCCAGCAACTGTGTTTTTCTCTACTGGGTTGTTCTCTGTATAATGCTCGTAGATCAGATCCAGCAGGTTCTCCACTGGCGGGTAATACTCCGGCTCTGTTTTCTTCAAATACTCCTCCAGCATTTCCTTCAATTTTTCTATAATGCTACCATCCTTCCCAACTGAGATTCGTATCCTCAGTTACGGCACATATTACCGCACACTTCTGTACATAGCAACCTATTTTTTGCGGTTTATCGGACGGCCCATCTTCTCCTTTACCTTGTCAGGCACGTCGATTAGCCCGAACTGATAGAACATCCCATAAATATAAGTCACACCTCGGATATCCCCCAGCGCTTTGGGACGATCAACCACTTCTTCTTTTATATTCCCCAGTGCCAAAACTATAGAACTCCATGCCAAACTCTTGCTCTTCTCCCGCCTGTCAATCCACAGTTCTTTCGTGTACTCACCGTTCTTGCCTTTTTTTATTTCATAAGAGAATGGCAACCCGGAGTAGGTTTTGAATTTTATCCCGGCATAGGCCAGAACCACGCCCCAGAAGTTTTCTTCTGTCGGATCAACCCTCCACCGCTTCATCACTCTGTATCTACGCTGCCGCTCTGCTCCAACACTGATCTTTTCTTTCTCTGTACTTGGAAAGTACACACCTTTTTTATAAGGCAGGTACGAGGTGACTGAGGCTTTGGAAAGATTCAAGATATTTGCGGTTGATAGGATTGCTTCTTTATAGTTCTGTGTTTCACGGTATTCTTCAAAAGTATTTTTTACTTTTTCCGCCACTTCCGATTCATACACACCAGCCGTGATGAGCAGCTTCCGTACCTTGATGGGATTTAATCCCAGTTCTTCGCCGATGGCCTGCAAGGACATCTCAGAATTATAAAGTGCCACAGCAGCATCCATCTGCTCTTTCAGATTCTTCCCGGCATCGTACTCCGGCTTCAGCTTCTTCCGACCACCACCGGGCTTTCTGGTTTTCTTCATTTTACTCAT